TGGTAACGGCAATGGTAACGGCAATGGTAATGGTGACCACAATGGTTCAGGTAAAAACGGTGGTCCTCCTACAAATGGTGGTGGTTATTCAAATGGTGGTAACGATTTTGTAGAGGGACTTACTAGCGCTGTTTCAGTTAGCGCTGCTGTAGGTACAGCTGTTGTTGGCGGACTAATGTCTTTGCCTGGTGCACTGTCCACTAGCGGTATCTAGAAGCTCTTAATTAATATTTAGGTCACTATCTATATGACGAACGTTTTAGAGGCCTTACAGGCCGATTTCAAGCTGTTTCTGCAAGCTTTATGGGAACAGCTTGATCTACCCTCCCCCACTCGTGCTCAATATGCCATCGCAGACTATATCCAACACGGACCCAAGAGACTCCAGATTCAAGCTTTCCGAGGTGTTGGTAAATCTTGGATTACTGGCGCTTTTGTCCTTTGGTCGCTCTTTAATGATCCAGAAAAAAAGATCATGATCATCTCGGCTTCTAAGGAACGTGCTGACAACATGTCTATCTTCCTTCAGAAGCTGATTATTGAGACACCTTGGCTTAAACACCTACAACCTAAAGGTGATGACTCCCGTTGGTCTCGTATCTCCTTTGATGTTGCTTGTTCACCTCACCAAGCACCTTCTGTTAAGTCAGTCGGGATAACGGGGCAACTGACCGGTTCTAGGGCCGACCTGATGATCCTCGACGATATCGAAGTTCCTGGCAATTCACTTTCTGAGATGATGCGCGAGAAACTTCTACAACTTTGTACTGAGGCTGAGTCTATTTTAACGCCTAAAGAAGACTCTCGTATTATGTACTTAGGTACACCTCAAACTACATTTACTGTCTACAGAAAACTAGCAGAACGTAACTACCGACCCTTTGTTTGGCCTGCACGTATCCCTCGTAAAACTTCTAACTACGAAGGATTAATGGCTCCGCAATTACAAGCTGACATCGATAACGGTGCTGAAGCTTGGTCAGTAACAGATCCTGATCGTTTTGATTCTGATGACTTACTTGAACGTGAAGCAGCTATGGGTCGTAGCAACTTCATGCTCCAATTTATGCTCGATACCTCCCTTAGTGATGCAGAAAAATTCCCCCTTAAAATGGCAGACCTTGTGGTTACTTCTGTTAACCCCTCCTCTGCTCCTGACAATGTCGTCTGGTGCTCAGACCCACAAAACCTTATTAAAGACTTACCCACAGTTGGTCTCCCAGGAGATTACTTTTATTCTCCAATGCAACTCACTGGTGAGTGGACACCTTACACCGAAACAATCTGCTCGGTTGACCCGTCGGGTAGAGGTACTGACGAAACTTCCGCAGCATACATATCTCAAAAAAACGGCTTCCTCTACTTGCATGAAATGCGTGCTTACAGAGACGGGTACTCTGACAATACCTTGCTAGATATTCTTAAAGGTTGTAAAAAATACAACGTTACTAAATTAGTTATCGAAACTAACTTTGGTGATGGTATCGTCGCTGAATTATTTAAAAAACACCTTATCCAACGTCAACAACTTGTTGATATTGAAGAAGTACGTGCCAATGTACGTAAAGAAGACAGAATTATTGACTCCCTTGAACCTATCCTTAACCAACACCGTCTAGTCGTAGACAGATCAGTTATTGATTGGGATTTTAAATCTAATCCTGATGAAGCACCCGAAAAACGTCTTATGTATATGCTCTTTTATCAAATGAGTCGTATGTGTAAAGAAAAAGGTGCCGTTAAACACGATGACAGAATCGACTGTCTAGCTCAAGGTGTCAAATATTTTACTGATGCACTTGCTATCTCTGCTCATGAATCAGTCAAAAATCGTAAGATGGAAGAGTGGAATGACATGCTTTCACAGTGGCAAGATGACCCTCAAGCTGCTGCAAATCATATGGTTTTAGGTATGGATATTAACCAAAGACGTCAAGCTACAGGTAATCCTAAAAGTTCAGTCCCTACCTGGTTTTAAGAGAAACCCCTACCTTATACAGGGAGGAGAGAAGGGTGGACTCGACTTCCTGGCTAAGGGGGATAGTAATTATCCCCTTTACTTATGTCCGCTGAATGGACATTTTGTAAGTACCGCCCACTGGTTAAAACCAAAAGACAACATTTCATTTAACTTGTACTAACTCCCGGTTGATTTTGGAAACATTGAATGTTTCTACTTATCAACTCTTTGATACTATGATTAAAACAGAATACATACACAATACAAAAGGACTGTATGTAGAGTTTCATCGTGTTCGTGAAGGTCCTAATTACTTTACTGTTCTCTATAAGTACACCTCTCAGGGTGTCACTTCTGTAAAAGAAATGAAAAAGATACTTGGTCCTGCTAAGTTCCTAGATTCATCCAAAGAATTGTATGCTTGGATGGAACCATTAATAGCATTGAGTGAACCTAAAGAATCTCTTGATATGAATTTGATTAAAGCTGAAGGGTTTGGTCCTGAAGCTCATGATGATGATCCTACTAGTAATACTAAAATGGTAATGTAAATGTGTGAGTATATCTTTTCTATGTTAATAGTGGGTCTTGTTAACGTGTCTCCAGATGTGTACGTTATTCAAGCGTTAGATTATGACAATACGCTTGTTGAGTGTTCAATTGTGATCCAAGAGGAAAAAATTACATAATTTTGTCTGCCCTATCCTCTATATACGCAGGATCCAGGAGCCCCCAAGGGGGTGTTTGGACTGCGTTAGTTCTACAAACTAACGAATATCACTGGGTTTTAGAAGAAATACGGGCGCATCAGGCACGCGCGGTAGTTGGTATCGCGCTGTTTGTGTGTATCTATCTGTTGCGACCTTATTGAGAACATTGAGAATGACTGGTATGACTGGGATATCAGGTGATAAGCAACGCTGATCGATGACCGACCAAAGACTTATCATTGTGTTACTGCAACGGTTCTCGGCTGGTCCGGTATAGCCTTGATACACTATTGCTGATTGGCAACGGTTGCGGATCTGATATGGTAGATCCAGATGAGTGGTTGACGATCTTGATCTCGACTCTCCCTGTTAAGGGGGAGGAGAGTCTCGATCTTCAATCACCACTCACTGCCTCAGAACCTTGACAACTAAATATCTCGTTGCGATGCCGAGGGTCAGTCACCTGATCCGGAGCGTAGAGCCTGGAGGTGCTTGACCAGTTGGCCGGCCAGGGTGCATGATTACACTAGGGCAACAATGCCTACGGCGGAGCCACACGCCTTGTTTGTTCATGGCTACCTGCACGGTGCACCGACGCCCTGCCCGTTTGAGTCGGGCTGCTAGGTCTTGCGTCATTCAAGTACGCATCCACTTTCATTTCATCCAATCATTCATGCAATTGTTTCAGTCACTCACTCGTCCATCCGTTGTACGTCATGGACACAGCGACTGTGCACATTATGTAATCGTTGATGTACTCAATGCTTCATGCATTGTGTCATTCGTATCAGGTAATGTGTACAGCTACGAGAATGTGAGCCGACGTGCACTCGTCAAGCTCCTGCTACAAGACAACATCAGTCTTGGACGCTGGATCAACGACGCACTGTTATGTGTAGACAACGACAAGGTTGTCTGTAAGTTTGAGCCACAACTCAACGTCGTTCGTGAGAATGTGCCTTACTTAGTAGCTGCGTAAGTTATAGCTTCCAGCCTAGGTGCAATGCCTAGGCCAGCACTGGGACGCAGTCCCTACCTTTACACTTGGTCAATCATGGACACACAGAAGTACAACGGCTGGACAAATCATGCGACATGGCTTGTCAACATGCACTTTGAATGTCTCGATTTCAGTGATGAAATTGAGGATGGTGTATTTGACAACATGGATAAGGCAGACATCCTGTGTTACGTGGCATCATGGATCCAGGAAATGGTTGAGGAACATGTTGAACAGTACGACGTACCTTATGGACGCGGTGGGTTTGTAATTGATCTGATCAATTCAACGCTAAGTGATGTTGATTGGCACGACATCGCTGATCACTACGTAGACGACATCATGGAGGCAGTACTAGACAAAGGACTCGTAGCCGCGTAATCAACCGTTGCACTAACGCAATGGATGTATGACTTTCTCAAGTAGGGACGCATCATGCCAATGGTGTGTCCTTTCTTAAGGGACTCTACATCTCTTGATCACAATC